TCTGGTTTCCATAGCGTGGTTTACAGTTGACCATGCGCGGGGCTATGGTTCGTGTAGGCGTGAGCATTGGTAAGCCTTTTAGCCATAGGCAGGTTTTCTTGCTGGCGTCGTGGCCGAACATCCACGGTTGAATGATCTGGTCTGGCTTTCGTATGCGCGACGATATGATGCTGACCGGGTTTTCTATAGCTATTCGCGATATCGGTGCGTCCATCAGTAGCTGCACGAATGCGAGCGCATCAATGGTCAACTGAGGGTCACGTAGTCCCCTAGTAGTCCAATGCATTCCTGACACCGATAAATAGGTGCAAGGTGGATGCGCGATCATCAGGTCAAACCCGTCACCGATAACGTCCATCACATTCCCTTGATAGTGCAGTCCCGGTACATCAGTGGGCAGTAGGTCACACGACATGGCATCGTGACCGGCTCGGATAAATGCATCGCGCACAGTACCGCTATATTCACACGCGATTAATATACGCATATGCTGCCCTTATCTCGCGGTTCATTTGTGCTTTGGTGCATTCGCTGAAATCAATGTCCATATGGGACTGCACCAATATGGCTGTATCGGCATCGATTTTGAGTAGGGCCATGATGGCCCGTGTTACGTAGTTCATGGTTTCATCCCCCAAACAAAGTAATATATAAAGGGTAATCCCCATATAGCAGCGCCAAGTAGGGCTTGCGTAAGGTTCCACAATAGTTTTCTCATGTCACTCCAAAAATGATAGCTAGAAACCCTTACACTGTAAGGGCTTGGGGGTTATTTAAGCTGCAACTATCGCTATCGTGCGACGCGCATGGCCGGCCGCATGATCAGCGATCACAATGTCTCGAGCCTTGATACTGGTACCTGAGCAAAGTGTACATTTGGCACACGTTGACTTGCGGCCAGCTTCGGCACTGGCCGGACACATAGCTTCACCCGGTTGAACGTCGATACCCTGAGAAACTCGGAAAACCCTCATGCCAAGTAAGTTTGCTTTAGCGGCCTGATCGATAGTATCGGCACTAGCCATGACTAAGGGCGCCCATGCGTCAACGTCGAACCCGACGCTATCCCATTGGTGCGTATAACCGCGACGGCCGGCCGCATATCGGGTTATCTGATTCCACATTTGAACCGGCGCGGCCGCACCATCGCCATACGTGCCAATACGGACAATCTTTCCTGACAAAGCTGCGGCAATAGTGGCCGCATCGGCTTTGACATATCGGCCGCGCTTATATGCGCTATAAACTGACAATACAGATTTTGCCACTTGAACGTAGCATGGTGGTTTTCCAGTCTCACGCGCTTTAATTGGACGATGTTCACACTTGCCGCATATAGATTCATCGGCGCCGGTTTGCAAAGCTTCAACCGGATTGATATCCGAGCGGATAATAAATGACTGCACTATCGCGCCGGTTTTGGCATTTTTGCTACCATCGATTTTGTTGACGATGACGACGATAGGCGCACCATCGATAAGTGACGGACCTTCGTATGCAATATATCCGAGTGGTTTCTGTTCCATAGTCTTTCCTAGGTTGACTGTTTGAATGATGGTCTAACACCATCGCATAGCATCCGGGATAGGACGCTATACGCTGAAGTTAACGTGGGTAGCACTTGCAATAGAACTGATTTCCAAATTGGTCTACAAAATACATATTTTCAGACCCAGTGTCAGTTAAGACAATGGCACCAGTGGAAAGCCAAGACTCCATAGTTTTGATCTCAATTTCTGTAATTTCTGGCAAGGTTGATGTGTGGGGTTGACGTTTCATGGTGTTGTCCTAGGTTGGTTGGTGATGGTCTAACGCCATCGCATAGCCCACAGCATGGGCTTAGAGTGGGGTCAACGTCCGCGAAAATTGATGTATCCTGGCATTCCCACAGCATGGGCGAATGTCACAGCATCGTGACGATTAGCTAATTGCTGGATCAGGTACTTAGCCTGTTGAACCGCCAGATCGCTATCAGCTTGAGCGCGCTGGTAGACCTCAGCGTCACAGCCAGTGCCAATAAGATGGACATGGGCGCCGATAACTGCGCGCAAAGGTTTGGCCATACGAATGATTGTTTTTGTGTGCATGATAGTGTTTCCTGGTTGGTTGGTGAGACTCTAGTGTAATACTATTTATTACACCACACTATCTTTCTTCTAGGTAGTTTCCCTAGTTCTATGCTGTCATTTAGTACAGCACTGTACACTTATACATTAGGGTTTACCCTTACATAGTTTGCATAGTTTATGCATTCATATACTATGCAAAAACCGGCAAACATAGGGTTTACCCTTACATAGTTTGCACACCACCCTGAAAGGGTGTGCAAACTGTGTATCCCTATGCACGTGCAATCGTGCATAATTTGATTATTGATGACCAGTTGGTCAGTAACTTAAGTTAGGAGGCACTAACATGGGATTTGTTGCGTATCAGGATAAGAGCGCGATCATGGATCGCATCATGGCGGAGCTGGAGACGGGGCGGAGTCTGGTACAGGTGTGCAAAGACGATGGTATGCCCGATAGAGAGACGGTAAGTAGGTGGATGAGGGATGAGCCTACCTATGCGGCAAAGTACGCGTACGCGCGCGCTATGCAAGCCGATACCCTATTCTCTGAGATGGCGGATGTGGAGAACAAAGTACAGGCTGGCACGATGGACAGCCATGCTGCACGCGTCGTGCTTGATTCAATGCGTTGGAGGGCTTCTAAGCTAGCCCCTAAGGTGTATGGTGACCGCTTAGACGTACAGGTCAGTGATACCCGTATATCTATTAGTGGTGCCCTACAAGCCGCCCAGGCGCGCCTAGTCGACGTTGTGGACGTGACGCCCAGGCTTGCACAGTCGAATGCACAGGACAATGCAGACTGTGCAGACGAGTAGGGGGGGGAGGGCCGGCTGGCTGCGGTCACGGTGACGGAGGACTCGCACACAATTTTTTTATTTTTAATATATGCTAAAAATAATTATTATTCTCGCGGTCATCATTTTCATAATTAACTTGGTATTTGATTAATGCAAACAACTATATACAAACCAGAAGACGAACAAGAGTTAATGGCAACATTATGGAGTCCTGCATTAAAAGATAATCCACTGGCGTTTGTTAAATATGTATTTCCTTGGGGAGTTAAGAATACTCCACTGGAGCATTTCTCAGGCCCACGTAAATGGCAGAGGGAGGTATTGCAAGATATTACTGACCATATTGCTAAGAATAAATCCCTTCAATCTGGTGGATTATCTGCTGAAGAGATAATGTACAGCGTATTGCAAGAAGCAATATCTTCTGGTCGAGGTATTGGTAAATCGGCATTAGTATCTTGGTTAACTATATGGATGGTGTCAACTCGTATTGGCTCAACTACCATTATCTCGGCGAACTCGGAGAACCAGTTACGGTCAATTACCTGGGCTGAGATTACCAAGTGGCTGGCTATGGGGTTAAATTCGCACTGGTTTGAAGTGTCAGCAACCAAAGTAGCACCTGCTAAGTGGTTGACGGACTTGGTGGAGCAGGATTTAAAGAAGGGTACGCGTTATTGGGCAGTGGAGGGTCGGCTTTGGAGTGCTGAGAACCCGGATGCTTATGCTGGTGTACACAATTTTGACGGTGTGCTGGTGATTTTTGACGAGGCGAGTGGTATTGATGACTCGATTTGGTCGGTCACTGGTGGATTTTTCACGGAAAACACGCCGAATCGTTTCTGGCTGGCGTTTTCGAACCCACGGCGCAACACGGGGTACTTTTATGAGTGCTTTAACTCAAAAAGGGATTTTTGGGCAACTAAGGTGGTGGATGCGCGGACGGTGGAGGGGACGGACAAACAAGTTTATGAGCGAATTATTGCGGAGTACGGGCCTGACAGTGCCCAGGCGCATGTTGAGGTGTATGGCGAGTTCCCACGGGCGGGGGATGACCAGTTTATACCGTCGGATGTGGTCGATGAGGCTATGAAAAGGCCAAAGTACAAGGATGCGAGTGCGCCTATCATTATTGGTGTGGATCCTGCGCGGTTTGGGGCGGATGCAACGGTGATTGCGGTGCGGCAGGGGCGGGATATTGTGGCTATAAAGAAGTACCGGGGTGATGACACCATGACAGTGGTGGGGCATATCATTGAGGCGATGGAGGAATACAAGCCTGCGATGGTGGTGATTGATGAGGGCGGGCTGGGGGCTGGGATTGTGGATAGGCTCAAGGAGCAGCGGTACAAGATCAAGGGGGTAAACTTTGGAAACAAGGCCAAAAACCCAATAATGTATGGAAATATGCGCGCCCAGATGTGGGGGGATATGAAAGCGTGGTTGAAATCTGCTAGTATTCCGCACGATAGGTTTTTGAAAACAGACCTTATTTCGCCCTTAATGAAGCCCGATTCACGGGGTACGATCTTCTTGGAGAGCAAGAAAGAGATGAAAGCCCGAGGTTTAGCTAGTCCAGACGCAGCAGATGCTATCTGTGTGACGTTTGCTTTCCCTGTGGCGCATCGGGAGTACAGAGAACCGTCTGTTCGGCGATACTCTGACTATTCGGCGGTATCTACTGGATGGATGGGAAGTTGATGCAAGTTAGAGGAAAGCGTGATGGCTACTAAAAAAAGCGTGTCTCTATCAGTTGGGCGTGGCGAAAAGCTGCCGGTTAGCCAAGGCGCTGGTTTGACTGCCAAAGGGCGGGAAAAGTACAATGCAGCTACTGGCTCTAACTTGAAGGCTCCTGCGCCTAACCCCAAAACCAAGGCCGACCAGGGCCGCAAGGATTCATTTTGCGCCCGAATGGGTGCGGTAGCGGCCAATGCCAAAGATGGCGAACGCGCCAAGGCGGCGCTTAAACGATGGAAGTGCTGATATGAAATCTGCTAAATCAGGCCTATACGCCAACATTCACGCCAAGCAGGAGCGCATCAAGGCTGGCTCTGGCGAGAAGATGAACAAGGTTGGCAGCAAGGCAGCGCCTACTGCCAAGGATTTCAAAGACTCGGCCAAGACGGCTAAGAAAGGCAAATGATGCCACTCAAAAAGTCACCCACTCCCAAAGCATTTACGGCTAATGTCAAGGCCGAGGTCAAAGCTGGCAAGCCGGTGAAACAGGCCGTGGCAATTGCTTATGCGGTCAAACGCAAAGCGCAAAAATAATGGCTGATTACACGGGTATCAACAAGGTCGGTCAGGTTGCCAATGTTGGCGGCGGGCCTGGCGAGAAGGACGACCAGCGCGATATGCTGGCAACCATGCGCTCACGCCTGACTATGGCGGTGGATGCCTACAGCGACTCGCGCAGCAACGAACTGGATGATTTGCGGTTCATGGCGGGTAGTCCGGACAATCAGTGGCAGTGGCCTGCTGACGTACTGGCGACTCGCGGGGCTGTGCAGGGTCAGACTATCAACGCCCGTCCCTGCCTGACCATCAACAAGCTGCCGCAGCACGTTCGCCAAGTCACCAACGATCAGCGCCACAACCGTCCCAGCGGTAAGGTCATCCCTGCGGATGAAATTGCTAACTCGGAAATGGCTGAGATCTTTAACGGCATTGTGCGGCATATTGAGTACATCAGTGACGCTGACACGGCTTACGACACCGCCTGCGAAAATCAGGTTACTTACGGTGAAGGCTACATCCGGGTACTGACTGAGTATTGCGACGAGAACAGCTTTGACCAAGATCTAAAGATTGGCCGGGTTCGGAATTCGTTCTCGGTGTTCATGGATCCCGCTATCCAAGACCCATGCGGTGCGGATGCACGGTGGTGCTTTGTCACAGAGGATGTGCCAAAAGACGAGTACGAACGCCTGTACCCGGACGCTGCGCCGATTAGCAGCTTGCAGTCGCTTGGCATTGGCGACCAAGACTTGATGCAGTGGCTGCGGGACGAGACGGTGCGGATTGCTGAGTATTTTTACGTGGAATACAAGCCCGAGACGCTAAACCTGTACCCCAACAACATCACGGCGTTCAACAACACGCCTGATGACAAACAACTTAAAGCGCTTTACGGCAAACCGCTTAAGAACCGGGTTGTGCAGCGCCAAAAGGTTTGCTGGGTCAAAACCAACGGTTACGAGGTGCTAGAAAAGCGCGATTGGGCCGGTAAGTACATCCCCATTGTGCGCGTGGTGGGCAATGAGTTTGAGGTTGACGGGCAGATTTATGTCTCCGGTCTGGTGCGAAATGCCAAAGACGCCCAGCGGATGTACAACTATTGGGTGAGCCAAGAGGCCGAGATGTTGGCCTTGGCGCCCAAAGCGCCGTTTATTGGTTACGGTGGGCAGTTTGAAGGGTACGAGACTCAGTGGAAGACTGCCAATACCACCAACTGGCCGTATCTGGAGGTCAATCCAGACGTTACAGACGGCGCAGGCGCTACTTTGCCACTACCCCAGCGTGCCCAGCCCCCAATGGCGTCCAGCGGCCTTTTGCAGGCCAAATCAGGGGCGTCTGAGGACATTAAAGCAGCTACAGGGCAGTACAACGCTAGTCTGGGCATGGGCGGCAACGAGCGCAGCGGCAAGGCTATCTTAGCCCGTCAGCGAGAAGGTGACGTTGGCACTTACCACTATGTTGACAACCTGGCCCGTGCCATTCGCTACGTGACCCGGCAACTGGTGGACATGATCCCCAAAATCTACGACACCCAGCGGGTTGCGCGGATTATTGGTGAAGACGGTGAAACCAACATGGCGCGGATCGACCCGTCGCAGCCCGAGCCGGTCAAGAAGATCGTTGACCAGCAGGGTATTGAGATTGAAAAGATTTACAACCCTAATGTCGGCCAGTACGATGTGGTGGTGACCACCGGCCCAAGCTACAGCACCAAGCGGGTGGAGACTCGTGAAGAAATGGCAAACCTGCTGCAAGGCAACCCGCAACTGTGGGCTGTGGCTGGTGACTTGTTTGTCAAGAACATGGATTGGCCTGGTGCTAGTGAGTTGGCTAAACGGCTGGCTAAGACCATTGATCCCAAACTTATGGGTGATGACAACGACCCAGCCCTGCAAGCAGCCAATATGCAGATGCAGGCTATGGGCCAAGAAATGCAGCAAATGCAAGAAATGCTGCAAAACGTCCAGCAGTCGATGGAAGCGCAAACTTTGGAAATTAAGCGGTTTGATTCTGAGGTCAAGGCATACGATGCCCAAACCAAGCGTATTTCAGCTACGTCGGATGCCATGACACCAGAGCAGGTGCAAGAGGTGGTACTAGGTACAATTCACGGCATGATTACCAGCGGCGACCTAATCAACGAAATGCCTGGGCGTGACGTTGATATGCCGGGTATGGAAATGCCAATGGAAGGCATGGAACCACAACTACAGGAGATGCCGCAATGAAAGGTAACGAATTTGTAGGGATGCTGTTTCTGGCGCGGGATGTAGCGCACAGCGTGCATCTAAATACCCGCAGCTTTAGCAAGCACATGGCGCTGAACACCTTCTACAACGAAATTGTAGAACTGGCCGACGCCTTTGCTGAAGCCTATCAAGGCAGGTACGGTCTAATGGGCCAGATCACGCTGGGCAGCAACAAGAAGACGGCCAACATCATTGAGTTCTTGCAAGACCAACTTGCTGAGATTGAAAAAGTACGCTATGAAGTGTGCGACAAATCTGACACATCGCTCCAGCAGTTGATTGACAATATTGTGGAACTGTACCTAACCACGCTCTACAAATTGAGGTTCTTAGCATGACCACCAATGCAACACCGCCCAAGCTGCAATTTTTGGATGCTAACGGCGCACCGCTATCGGGTGGAAAGCTGTACACCTACGCTGCCGGTACAACCACGCCACAAGCCTCATACACCGATTACGGCGGTGGGACTGCCAATGCCAACCCTGTCATCCTTGACAGCCGTGGCGAGGCTTCTGTGTGGCTTGGTACAGCCTTGTACAAGATGGCGCTGTACAGCGCCACTGATGTGCTGATTTGGACAGTGGACAACATTGGTGGGTTTGCTACCCTGGCGCAATTGGCCGCATCTGGTGGGTCTAACTTGATTGGATTCCTGCAAGCTGGCACTGGCGCGGTGGCGACAACGGTGCAGACAAAAAACAGATTAACCATTGACGCTGCTGATTTTGGCTGTACGCCCGGTTTAACAACCGATCAATCTGCGGTAATGCAAGCCGCATTCAATTACGTGGCATCTGTTGGGGGCACGCTTAGGTTCAAGCCGGGAACTTATCTTGGCCGAATTGATTTCTCAGGCACAGTTTTGCCAATGGTGTTTGACGGTCAAGGCGCTTTGTTTCGACCATACGTTAGTACACAAACAGAAGTTTTCTACTGCAAAAACTCTGCAACATACCCAACCGTCAGCGGTGATTTTGTATTTTTAAATGTCATTTTCAAAAATGTCCAAGTCTGGGGCAGATTGACTAGCGCCTCCAGCGATACCGACCCAACTGGACATACCAATTACGGCGTCAATTTTATTTGCACCGCTGCCAAGTGGTATGACAGTTCGTTTCAGTACGGAAAGATTGCAGCTTATTACGGCTACTATCACCAATATGGCGAGTTTTATTCGTGCCTGTTTGGGTCTGGAGTGTATGCAGACACTACGGCTGGATGCCTGCTTGACGGAAATACTGCCACTGAATCATCAAACGAAAATAGATTCCTTAGCACCAAACTGTTTAGCAACAAGAACGGTTTAATTATTAAAGGCGGGATAAAAAATCGTATTTATGCGCCAACCATTCAAGATACCCGTTTTGGTGGTTCTGGTGGAATTGTGTTAACTACAGATGTTAGTGGGTTTGGGGCAGATGGCACTGATATACAAGGTGCATACACCGAGATCAATAATGGTGTACCTGCTGTTCTTGTTGGAATTGCGCCCAACACATCAATTAGCGATCTTGAGTTTACAAGTTCAGGCGAATACATTCAGACTACTCATTGCTACAACCTTACTTTGCGTAATGTAAATGGCTACAACGGAGGAACCATTACTTTGGTTCACCCTGCTGTAAATACAGACACAGCCGCTCTTAGCGTAGTTGGCGGAAATATCAATCCTAGCGTTAGCGGCCTTGCTCACGCCGGGCCTACGTTCATTTCTCTTGATCAACCAGCTGTTGCAAAACATCAAAATGATTCTGTGCTTTTGACTAGCGCACAAACTGGTACTAACAGCGCGCCATTCATTGGCATGGTTGATCTGTTTGGAGTTAAAGCATCAGTTCCAAAAGCTACTACCACAAATCTGTTTTCATTAACGCAAAAGACTTTTACGTCTTTGCCAATGCGAATTTCAGTGTTTACGGTGGAATTGTATCTTTGGGATAGTAGCGTAAGCACAACGGCATTTGGCTACAGCGGTCATTTGCAACGTTACTCGGTGTTTGTCACCAACAACACTACGGGCGCACCACAAGTTTATATTATTCAGGAATCGGCTGGAACAGACATTGGCATTAGCACAGCTTTTCAAGCGCCTGGAACTGTAACGTTGTCATCGGGAATTGTTGGCGATGTAATCACATTTAAAGCAAATTGGCCGGGTTCTGGAACAAACGCAGCAGCTATGACGGTGCAAGATGTTGCGTACATTTTGCGTGGTTCTGGAACTGTTGGTTTCTATTTGACTCGGCTATGACCACACGCACCATATACCTCCGCATCGGCTTTGCTCTGCTGGCTTTCTGGTCAACTATTGGATTCATCACATGGCAACTATTGCACAACTCCTAAAATCCCGCACCGTCCTGTTTGCTTTGCTGCTGGCCGTACTCAGCATCGTGCAAGGCTACGTTGCCCTGCTGCCCATCACGCCGATTCAACAGATGTACGTCGGTTGCGCTATTGCGGTTGCCATCACGCTGCTGCGGATCATCACCACCCAACCCATTGCTGACAAATGATTAAGACCGCCAATGGCTTGATCTTGCTCTACATGAAAGCCTGTGGTTTTCAGGGCTGGACTAGCTTTTGGAACGTGATCTACATGGCCCCTGGTTACGAACACAACGTACCTTTGCTACGCCATGAGCGCAAGCACATTGAACAGATGAGGCGTGATGGCAAACTGGTGTATCTGATCAAATACAGCTATTGGCTTTTGCGCTATGGTTATAAAATGAATCCGTATGAAGTTGAGGCACGAGCCGCTGAACAACCTTGAAAGACAAACATGACTGATACCACTGCATTTATTCAAAACGGCGCTACGGTGGCAATTACCGCCAATGCTACTGCTCCAACGGCTGTGCAAATTCTGCCTACTTTTACGGCATCGTTGCCACCCCGCAACCAATACCGCATTGTCAATGCTGGTACGGTAACTTTGTTTTTGGGGGCTGGCCCAACCGCTGCAATTGCGGCGACTAATGCTGCGGCAGTTACCACCACTGGAAACGCTATCCCCGTAGTGGCTAACGGCGTGGAAATTTTGACTTTCCCACCTACTTGGTTTTTTACCGCCACTGCGGCTTCAGCCGCAACCCTTTACATAACGCCGGGGGAAGGCCTATAATATTTGTACTGGCCCAATGACCAGGGATTCTCAGGAATCAAAATGTCGGAAGTAGAGCAAACAGCGGAATTAGCCCCCGCGACGGAACTGGAAGCCACGGCGGCCACACCAGAACCTGTAGTTGAAACGCCGGGAGTTGAGGCCCCCAAGACCTTCACACAAGAAGAACTTGATGCCGCAATTGGAAAACGTCTCGCAAGAGAACAGCGAAAGTGGGAACGAGAGCGACAGCCTGCGCCAGCAGTGGCAGTGGACTTACCGCCGCAAGATCAGTTTGAGTCGGTTGATGCTTACGCAGAAGCCAAGGCTTATAAGCTGATTGAGCAACGGGAGATTCAGAAACAGCAAGCTGAGATTCTTGATAACTATCATGAGCGTGAAGAAACGGCTCGGTCTAAGTACAGCGACTTTGAACAAGTTGCCTACAACCCGAACCTAAAGATCACAACCGTGATGGCACAGACGATTCAATCGTCGGATATTGGGCCTGACTTGGTTTATCACCTTGGCTCTAATCCGAAAGAGGCAGATCGTATTTCTCGGCTTTCACCTATTTTGCAGGCCAAAGAACTTGGGCGGCTTGAGGCTAAATTAGCTGATAACCCCGTTCAAAAACGCACTTCTGGTGCGCCTGAACCGATTTCACCAGTCACCGCCCGAGGGGTGGGTTCTGGGTCTTATGACACAACTGACCCACGGTCTACCAAGACCATGAGTACCAGCCAGTGGATTGAGGCCGAAAGAGCGCGACAAGTGAAAGCGCAACAGGCGCGTAAGTTTTAATTTTGAAAGGTATTTAAAATGGCTAACTCGATTCTCACCATTGACATGATCACAAGGAAGGCTTTGGAAATCCTTGAAAACAACCTAGTGATCACCCGCAACGTAAACCGACAGTACGATGACAGCTTTGCTGTTAACGGTGCCAAGATTGGTTCTACCCTGCGTATTCGCCTGCCTGACCGCGCTTTGGTCACTGACGGTGCCGCTCTGCAAGTGCAGGATGACAACGAGCAGTTCACAACCTTGACGGTTGCAAGCCAGAAACACATCGGCGTGAACTTCACAACCGCTGAACTGACCATGCAGTTGGATGATTTTGCAGAACGGGTTCTTAAGCCCCGTATCTCTCAATTGGCCTCCAGCATTGACGCAGACGTTGCCAACGCCTACAAATCAATCTACTCGACCGTCGGCACTCCTGGCACGACACCGGCCACTTCTTTGGTGCTGTTGCAAGCGCAGCAAAAACTGAACGAGAACGCTGCCGTCATGTCCCCGCGCTACGCTACCGTCAATCCTGCCGCTAACGCTGGTCTGGTGGAAGGAATGAAGGGCTTGTTTAACCCAACTGACACCGTGTCACGCCAGTTCAAGAACGGCATGATGGGTACTGGTGTTTTGGGCTTTGAAGAAGTCAACATGAGCCAATCCATCAAGGTTCACACCACTGGCTCACGGTCTACGACTGACACGATTTTGGTTAACGGTGCTGTTAGCACCCAAGGCCAATCTACAATCAACCTTGACGGTGGTACTGCCTCGGCAACGATTGCTGTTGGTGACGTATTCACAATCGCCAACGTGTTTGCAGTCAACCCACAGACCCGTGAGTCCACTGGTTCGTTGCAGCAGTTTGTTTGCACTTCTCTCGCCACCGCATCTTCTGGTGCATGGACGAGCGTTGCAATCAGCCCAGCAATCTACACCAGCGACAGCGCCTTGGCTACCGTTAACAGCTTCCCCGCTGACAACGCTGCCGTGACGTTTGTTGGTACGGCTTCTACCGGCTATCCGCAAAACTTGATCTACCACAAGGACGCCATCACGTTTGCTACCGCTGACCTGTTGATGCCCCAAGGTGTTGACATGGCTGCTCGCGCAAACCACAATGGCATTTCGCTGCGTGTTGTTCGTCAGTACGACATCAACAATGACCGTATGCCTTGCCGTATTGATGTGCTGTACGGCTATAGCACCATTCGTCCTCAGATGGCTTGCCGTCTGTGGGGCTAATTCAACTCATTTGAAAGGAAATTATCATGGCTCTCCCAAATTCTGGCGGTGGGTATCAGTTTACTGATGGCAACACCAATGAAATCGTTATGGGCGTTCAAGCAGCGCCCCAGACCGCAACTGCTACGGCCACTCTGACCGTTGCACAAACTACTGGTGGCATTTTGGTTGGTAATCCATCAACGACTGCGGCTTCGTACACGCTGCCAACGGCTGCGGCAATTGACGCTGTGTTTAACAACGCCAAAGTCAACAGCACGTTCCGGTTGGTTGTTATTAACTTGGGTACTTCCACCGGGTTGATCACGATGGTTGTAGGTACTGGCATTACTGCGGTTGGCAACCTGGTTGTTGCTATCACCGGTAGTGCAGCGGGTGTTAGCGGCGCAGGCGAGTTCTTGTTCCGCAAGACCGGCGATGCTGCTTACTCAATGTATCGCGTTGCCTAAACCAAATGGGGGCTTCGGCCCCTGTTTTTAAAAGGACATACCATGCCCAATACTCAAGCAGTAGGCGTTGCATACGCTGACCCTGAATTTACTACCTGCTACGCAAGCCAAGAACTTGGCTACAGCGCAGCGGCTCAAACTGCTGTGACGCAAGCGACTAGCAAGTCTACTGGCGTAACCGCAAACACCAGTGCCGGTCAGATCACGATGAACAACGCAGCTTTGGCTGGCGCTACTGCGGTGTCGTTTATTTTGACCAATAGCACGATCAGCGCCAAGGACACGATGATTGTGTGCGTCGGAAGCAATACCACAGGTAGTGCTGCTGGTGCTTACACCGTTTATGTTTCTTACTTGGCTGCTGGTTCTTGCTTGATTACATTGCGAAACCTGACTGCTGCTACTTCATACTCTGAAGCAGTAGTGATCAATTTTGCTGTTATTCACGGCGCATAGTAAACATGGTCATCTATCTACGTCATCCTGTTCACGGTACGAAAGTGGCTTGCGCTGAAAAGGAAGCTGAATACGACGAGCAAAACGGTTGGGTGAGGTATGATTTGGGTGACGTAGAGCCGCCTGTCACGGTAAACGAGATGCGTCGTCCCCGTGGCAGGCCGCGAATTGGGGCTGCTGAACTAGGAGCATAAGGTATGACCACATCTGCTGGCGACCAGATTAACGGGGCTATGCGCCTGATTGGGATGCTGGCAGAGGGTGAGACACCTTCAGCGGCAGCGTCCCAGGATGCGCTGTCGGCGCTCAACCAGATGATTGACTCATGGAACACTGAGCGGTTGTCGGTGTTCAGCACACAGGATCAAATCTTCACTTGGCCTGCAAGTACCCAAAGCCGCACGCTTGGCCCAACGGGTAATTTTGTTGGCAACAGGCCAATCTTGCTTGATGACTCAACCTACTTTAGGGATGCAGCCACCAACGTAAGCTACGGCATCAAGATGATCAATCAGCAGCAGTACAACGGTATTGCTGTTAAGACGGTAACCAGCACTTATCCACAAGTGCTGTGGATCAACATGACGTACCCCGACATTGAAATGTACGTCTATCCAGTGCCGTTGCGTCCGCTGGAATGGCATTTTGTTTCGGTTGAGGAACTTACCCAACCAGCAACGCTGGCTACTACGCTGTCGTTCCCACCGGGCTACCTGAGAGCCTTTAGGTTCAATTTGGCTTGTGAGATTGCTGCTGAGTTTGGCGTCGAGCCAAGCCCCCAAGTCTCACGCATTGCCATGACCAGCAAGCGCAACCTCAAGCGCATCAACAATCCGAATGATGTAATGGCAATGCCATATGGCATCGTGGCAAATCGCCAAAGATATAATATTTATAGTGGCAACTTCTAAGTATGTTTAACTTAGCGGTTATCAAATCTACCAAAAGGGCCGCTACGTTGGCCTTTGGGAAGATGCGTTCGTTCTTGCCGATAAATATTATGCGCGTGTTGAATATTTTGTTGATGTGTAAGCAGTTCCAAATTGTCAAGGCAGTTATTGACTCGGTTAAGGTCTTTATGGTTTATTTCCAATCGACCTTCAATAGGACCAACAAAGGCTTCCCACAAAGCTCTGTGAACCCCAACTTTGGTGTATTTGCCATTTTTACACGCAGCAAAACGCAAATAGTGATCGGAACCAGCAGAAGTTTTAACTTTTCTGTACGCAGCATCGCCTTTCCAAGTTTTTCCATTTTTAATCATGCTGGCAGTGGCGTTGCTAGTGCCAAGAAATTCTGCAACTTCGCGAAGAAACGCGCCGTTTTCAAACATTTGTTTTGCAGCGGGAATTTTTGCGGCGTCAAGTTTTTTAGCCCTACCAACACGACGCACGTTGGCAAGATTACTAATTTCGTAAAGATTTTCGTAGCCAAAAACAGGCTTCCATATTTCCATACTGTACCTCTAGTTAAGTTAAATAGGAGTATAGCATAATGCACACGCCAATTTTGGGCAGCGCCTATGTTGCGCGTAGCGTCAACGCTGCAAACAACAGAATGGTCAACCTTTTCCCTGAAGCTATTCCTGCGGGTGGCTTAGAGGCTGGGTTTCTGAACCGTGCGCCAGGGCTGGAGTTTTTGCAGACCGTAGGCACCGGCCCTATTCGGGCGCTGTGGGCGCACCAGACTAATGGCAGTGACTTCTATGTGGTATCAGGCCAAGAGGTCTACAAGCTGACCGGCCTGACGGCCACACCGACTTTGCTTGGCACGGTGTCAGGTAGCGGCCCGGTATCCATTGCGGACAACGGCACTCAGATCTTCTTTGCTTGCAACCCCGACGGCTACATCTACAACGAAACCACCAACGTATTCGCGCAGATCACAGACCCAGATTTTGCTGGCGCTGTGACGGTGGCCTACCTTGACGGCTACTTTGTTTTTAACCAGCCCGACAGTCAAATTATCTGGGTGTCGCAATTGCTAGATGGCACATCCGTTGACCCACTGGACTTTGCCTCGGCTGAAGGCTCTCCAGACGGTGTGGTGGGTCTTATTGCTGACCACCGGCAACTGTGGGTGTTTGGTACTGACTCCGTAGAGGTTTGGTACAACGCAGGCGCTGTAGATTTCCCTTTGGAGCGCATCCAAGGGGCGTTCAATGAGATTGGTTGCGCGTCTGCATACTCCATAGCCAAACTGGACAACGGCTTGTTCTGGCTGGGTACAGACGCCCGTGGGCAAGGCATTGTCTACCGCGCCAACGGCTACACCGGGGCTCGCGTCTCCACTCACGCCGTTGAGTACGCCATTGCCCAATACGGCAACATTTCGGACGCTATTGCGTACACGTACCAGCAAGAGGGCCACGCTTTCTATGTGCTGACATTCCCATCAGGCAACGCCACATGGGTCTACGATGTGGCTACAGAGGCCTGGCACGAACGCGCCGGGTTTGATGATGGTCAGTTTATGCGGCACCGCAGCAATTGCCAATGCAATTTTGGTGGAAACATCATTGTTGGCGACTTTGAGAACGGCAACATTTACAAATTTGACCTAGACGTTTATGCTGACAACGGCGGGGTTCAAAAGTGGTTGCGTTCGTGGAGGGCGCTGCCACCAGGGCAAAACAATTTCAAGCGCACGGCCCACCATACCTTGCAACTCAATGCTGAGACAGGCGTGGGGCTGAACACCGGCCAAGGCTCTGACCCGCAATGTATGTTGCGGTGGAGCGATGATGGCGGTCACACTTGGTCAAACGAACATTGGGCCAGCATGGGCCAGATTGGTCAATATGGCTACCGCACGTTTTGGCGTCGGCTGGGCATGACGCTCAAGCTGCGTGACCGAGTGTATGAGGTCAGTGGTACTGACCCGGTAAAAGTTAGCATCACAGGCGCTGAGTTGTTGATAAGTCCGACAAAGGCTTGATGTGGCGACCACTAACGTCAATGTCACCCAGATCCCCGGGCCTCGCGTTCCATTGTTGAACGCAAAGACGGGTGCTGTGTCGATGGAATGGTTTCTTTGGTTTACCAACATCTACACCATTACAGGCGCTGGCCTTGCCGTCACACCAGTTATCAACGGTGGCACGGGACTTAACACCATTCCGACCAACGGCCAACTGCTGATTGGCAACGGAACCGGCTACGCATTGGGGACGTTGACTGCCAGCACCGGCATTACTGTGACCAACGGTCTAGGCACTATTACGGTGACCAACAGCCTGCCCGACTTGACGGTGGTGCTGACGGGCGCAGGCACGACGGTGGTGACCGGAACCTATCCAAATTTCACCATCACCAGCAATGATGCGTTTGTTGGCACGGTAACCAGCGTTGGTGGTACAGGCACAGTTAACGGCATTACGCTAACCGGCACAGTAACCACATCAGGCAATTTGACGCTTGGCGGGACGCTGAGTGGGGTAAGTCTGACAACTCAGGTATCTGGTATCCTACCTGTAGCCAATGGCGGCAACGGACTAGGCGCAGCCTACACAGTGGCAACGCTTCCAGCAGCCGGTACGCAAGGCCGACGGGCATGGGTAACCAATGCCCTAGCGCCAACATTTCTATCTGCCCCTGTTGGCGGCGGTGCGGTGGTTTGCCCAGTGTTTGATAATGGCACAGCCTGGGTGGTTGGGTAATGCCTATTATGTCCGCCCAATGGCAAGAAGACAGCAAAGCCAATAAGTTGCGGTGGTTTTTAGGCCATCAAGAAGCTATTGACTTTGTAAATTGCTTTTTTGACGCAGTTGAGTTGTGGGACGATTTGATTGACAAGGATGTTCCAATCTCAGACGAACACATCAATCGGGCGTTTTTGTCGCTGATGTTTGTGCTGCCTGCTAACCGCTGGTTTGTGGCAAACTATGCCTATTACCAGCCTTTGATCATGGCGTCAATCAATGGGTTCCATGATGCAAATGAGATGTGCAAAAGTGACAAAAAGCACTTGCGGAATTTAGCGTTTCACATCCGCAATTTTGGAATTGAAATACATATTGCCACTGCCTTTTTGATTGGTGGTTTTGAGCATATGCGTAAGGTATCTCGCGAAATCCGCGAGTTCTACGCTTTTGAGGAGTTTGAAAATGCCTGATCCAGTAACAGGAGTAACCGCTGGCGCATCACTACTTGGCGGCGCAATGTCCGCTCGGGGCGCTAGTCAAGCCGCTAGTACGCAGGCTGATGCTGCTAACCGCGCTGCCGCTCTCCAAAAGGAAATGTTTGATTTGCAACGGGCAGGGCAAGAACCTTACCGGCAAGCGGGTTTAACAAGCCAAAATCGGTTAATGGAATTGATGGGCCTTGGCGGCAATACGGCTGCAGAAGGATATGGTAGGTATGCCAAAGACTTTGGCATGGGCGACTTTAACGCAGACCCAGGCTATGCGTTTCGGCTTTCAGAAGGTCAAAAAGCGCTTGACCGCCAAGCTGCTGCCCGTGGAGGGCTTATGTCTGGTGGCGCGTTAAAGGCGGCTACGCGCTATGGGCAAGAAGCGGGGTCGCAAGAGTATCAAAACGCTTTCAATCGTTACCAGACAAACCGAACTAACCAACTCCAGTCGTTAGGCAACTTGATGGCCTCCGGTCAGTCTGCGGCATCTAATCAAGGATCGGCTGCTGGGCAATATGGCACCAATGCTGGAAACGCGTATATGGCCGGCGGTCAAGCCATTGCCGCAGGCCAGTTGGGCATGGGCAATACGTTCAACAACGCGCTTGGCACAATGGCAAGCGGCTATCAAAACCAAAGCAACTTTGACAGGTTTTTGGCGTCGCAAAGACGGTCTAGCTTGTATGACGCCCCTCGGTACGACTACACCCCATACAACGCCAATACCATGATTCCAATGCAACCAGGTGGGGGTTACTAACATGGCTGACCTAAACTCTATGATCGCCCAAGGCGCGCAGTTCCAAGCGCCGGTTGACCCGTTTGCCCAATACGGCAAACTGCAACAGTTGCAGCAGAATCAGCAGACCAACGCGCTGAACCAAATGAAGATGGATGAATATCAGCGTGGCTTGCAAGAGCAAAACGCGCTGCGTCAATTGAATCCAAACGCTTCTGACTACGAAACCCAATTGTTTAAGGTAAACCCTACACTTGGGATTGCGTATCGTAAAGAAGCCGCCACTGCGGCGGCGCAACAGGCAACGGCAGACGAGCAGCGCGTAAAGTCTGCTGCTGCGCGTCAAGGAATGTTGGGGCAAGCCTACCGCGACATTAGTTCGCGCCCATCTGATGCCAACATCACCGCACACATGGAAGATGTATTGGCCTCGCCGCTGTTTAAGGCGGAAGAAAAAACATCCGTTCAAAAGTTAGCGCAAACTCTTTTGGCAATGCCTCTTGATCAACGTCAAACGTATTTGCAAATGCAGGGTGCCAAACCTAGCGATTTAAAACCAACAACGCAAACAGTTAACCGCGCTGGCGCTACAGATGTTATTCAAGTGCCTGCCTTTGGCGGTTTACCCACTACAGTTGGGTCTTACGCAGATGTGCCTTTGCCTGCCAATGTGCAAGCGCAAAAGATACAGATTGCACGGGAAAGCCGACCACCCGCACAGCCTCGGGCTGAACAACCACTTGAAAAAGTAATTGACCCAGTTACAGGCAAAATAGTTTTTGCGAGCCGAGAAGAAGCATTGAAAGGGCGCATGACCCCGGCTTCATCGGAAAACAAACCCATGACTGCTTTGCAACAGCAAGCGCTCAAAAAAGATTTTGCCAACGATACGTCAAAAGTTAAATCAGCAATTGCTACAGCAGATGAACTAGAAAAGTTGACTGATGAATTGGTTGGGAATCCGGACAAGAAAATTGCCCCGCATCCTGGGCTTAGCGGCATTACAGGTTACTCTGCACTTTTGCCATCACTGCCGTCTGGAGAAGCTGCAAAAGCAGAGCAAAAACTAGAAACTTTTAAAGGCAAAATTAAAGCGTTAGGTCGCGCAATTGCATCTCAAGAAGGAAAACTTGGAAACATGGCAGTACAAGAATGGCAAATGGTTTCTGATGCTGTTCAAGCCATTAACCCAAAAGCGGGTAATTTAGATGTGCAAATGAAGGATGTTGTTCGTCAAGCGCGTGATTTGGCGCGTAATATGAAAGATAAATTTGACCTTACTTACGAAGACACAACACCAGCAGCCGCACCCGGCAGACCAGCACCTGCTGCTAATGTAATTACAAACCCGCAATATCCAGGCTTTAGCATTGGGAAACCATAATATGCCGCGCTTTAATGTTACCGCACCTGATGGGTCAATCATTCCCGTTGATGCGCCTGAGGGTGCAACAGAACAAGACGCAATTGCTTTTGCGGCGTCTACATACAAGCCCGCTGCCCGTAGCTTAGTTTCGCAGATTCCAACTGAGCGCGGAGCCAATCTAGCACCGACACCACAAGCGCCTGTATCGTTGATTGACAAAATTTACGGCGCAGCCGAGGTGCTTCCTGCAATGGCAGGTGGCATGGTTGGTGGTGTTGTTACGCCAATTGCTCAACTGGGCCATGAACTTCTTGGTGGTCAAGCCTTTACACCTCAAGGCAAAGCTGCCGCAGCGGAGTTTGGCAAGAAAGTACAAAGCCAGTTTTACCAACCCAGAACTGAGCAGGGGCAGGAATATACCGCCGCTATTGGCAATGCTTTGGCGCCCATGATCGGCGTTCCAATTCCAACACTAAATGCTTTAGGTCAATCTGCGCCTGCTGCTGTTAGGGCTATTCGTGATGTTGGGCGTAGTGAGGCCAACCTCATTGGAGGTGCTATTGCCGCGCCGCTTGAGGCCCGGGCAGCCCGTAGCCAAGAAGGGCGCGTGGCTCAATCCTATGCTAACGCACCAATCATTGACGCAGCAAAAGCCGCAGAACGTCAAGGCTTTGCAGTAAACCCGGCCATTACTAATCCAACTTTGGGTAACCGTGCAAAAGGCATGGTGGTCGGCCCCGCTTTTAACGAAGCCGCTCTCCCATATAACGCTGCTAAAGCAACTGAAGTAGTGCGAAAAGATTTGGGTGTTGCGTCAACTGAAAATTTAACCCCGGCAGCTACTGATAGAGCGTTAGATGTTGCTGGAAAACCTTACGATGTAATCAGAAAAATGGGTGTTTTGGAAACGCCACAAATATCTTTAGACGCACTTTTATCGCTTAAAACACCAGCTTTAATTGGCGGTGAACAATCAGCAGCAGCGGTAAGTGTTTTAATTGATGACGCGATAAAAAAATTGCAACAAGGCCGCAATGGCGCTTTGTTGTTGGATGATATTCGTTCAAATCGTCGAAATGCAAACGCCGCTTACAAAGCTGAATCAGTTAATCCTGACCCACTGTTAAAAGCAAAAGCTGATGCTCAAATGTCAATTGCCAATATTTTGGAAGACATAGTTGACGCAAATGCTCCAACTCCAAAAGCATTGTCTGAAATGAGGGCGGCTCGTCAGCGCATGGCTCAAATTTATGACCATGACCGGGCTATTAACTATGCCAATAAAACTGTTGACCCGCAAGTTTACGCAAAATTGCTAGACGAGAAAAAAGGCAATATGACCGGTGTTGGGGCTGACATTGGAACAGTTGCGGCTAAATTTCCGGATGTGATGAGTACGCAAGCGCCAACGGCTCAAGCAATGCCAAAGGCTACGCGATCTGGCATATTGGGTGCAGTAGGTGCTTTGGCGGGAGGCTCGGTTGCTGGGTATCCTGGCGCTCTTGGTGGCGCTGCTCTTGGTGGCGCTACTGGAATTATTGGGAATAGATTAGCGGCTAGGGGAATGGTCAACCCAGCCTACCAAACATCCCGCGCTATCCCTACGGATTATCGGCCTGGGCCAAATATGTTGCGACCTGTAGAGCCACGCATGACGCCAAATGGTTTGGTTCCATATGACTACAGCCAACAGATTTTTACCCAAGAGCAAATGCCAAACTTTGTTATGCGTCCGGGTGAACAAGGGCCACTTACTACGCCTGGTGTTGCGCCTGGGCCTGCCCAGATAGGAATGTCACAAGGCCCGGTTGGCGGTCAAATGGGCGCGCTTCGCATGGAAGACGCAAGGCTTCGTAATCTTAGTATGCAACAAGGCGCTGCGGCTGAAGCCCAGCAAGCTGCTGCGGCGGCTGCAAGTCGCCAGCCTGCTGGTCGAGGCAGTGTGCTGGAATTTGACCCAATTACAGGCACATACAAAGTGGGCGGTGAAGGCGTTAGAGGTGCTACACCAGAAGTGTTTATGGCAAACACTGGTCAATCATTGAGCGCAGCGGCTGAAAAAGTTGCGGCTGGTAAGTTGTTTGACATGACAGCCGCCGAAAAAGTGGCTTGGAACAAAACCAAAATTGATTTTGCTGAAGCCGCGCCAGAGTTGAAAGGCTTGTCTGACAAAGCCGTAGCCGCCAAAATGATGGATCGAAAATGGGTTGACGGCACCATAGTTAAACTCCGCGACAAGGCAGCGGCTTTTGATGAAATTTCCAAACGCGCCAGCAATGCTCAAGCTGCGCGTGACGCCGCAATCAAACGTGAACAAATGTTAGATATGCTTGCTGACTTGGAAGATAGTCTTCGCCCTGCCCGTCCAGTATCATCAGGCATCCAAGGAAGTAAAACTCGTGAATTTAACCGCAATCGAATGATTGCGAACACCAAAAACCAAAACGCCATGACGCAGTAGGAACACATATGTACTACCTCAATGCTTTCAACGAGATGCTCCGCAAGCGTCAATCGCAAAACAACATGATGGGTGGCGGTGGGTATCAAGGCGTCGGTTCTACCCCGCCATCTGGCCCACTCGGGCTAGGCCCGGCGCAGGATCGGTCTTCTTGGCGGGATGCGATCAATAGTATGTCGCCTATGTCGCAGTTTGCTGTGGGTATGCTGCCCGGTGTTGGTACGGCGTTTAACATTGGTAGGTTGGCTAACGCAGGTCTGTCTGCTTACGAGGCTTCGCAGCTTGCGCCAAGCCGGGACGCCAGAGAACGATCTCAAGATCAATTTAGGGCCTTTGAGATAGCAGACATGAATGCGCCAGAGTACGGCCCTTATGCTGATGACAGCGGCGATAGGTTGTCCTTTAACGCGCCCGTTAGTTCGCCGGTATCGCAGTCATCATTTACTGGTGAGGCTTTGGCTCCTATGGCTCCCGAGGCAATAAGTTCGCCAGTAGCACGGTCAGGCATTACCGGTGAATCCTTGGCTCCTATGGCTGGTGATTTCGGTGGCCGTGCTGGTGGCGCTGGTGGTGCATTTGGTGGTGGCGTCGGCACAGGTGATTTCGGCGGTAGTCCTGCTGATGCCGCTGATATGGGCTACGCTCACGGCGGCATGGTTCACGCCCAGCATCTCAAAGGCCGCGCTCCTGCTCCAGATGACGGCTACGGGGCGCTACAGGGCGGCGAATACGTCATCACCAAGGCGGCGGTGGAGAAGTACGGCAAGCGTCTTTTGGACGCAATTAACAACGGGACATTCAGATGACCGACGATGATTTCAAACGCCTTGAGAACAAAGTGGACAAGCTGACAGACGCCGTTAGCAAGTTGATTTTGTTTGAGGAAAGGCAAGCTACCCAGGGTGAACGCATTGGTAGCGTAGAGGTCAAGATTGGCATCCACGATGCTACCCTGCTGCGAGTAGACCGCAAGATCGACCAGTGGGTTAACAGAGGCGTTGGTGTATGGGCGGCTGCTGCGGTGGTGTTTAGTCTTGTTCAATTCTGGAAGAAATAACAATGTTAAAACCTAGACGGTATAAAAGAGTTACGCCTGTTTCTAGTAGTGGAGCTCCGTCAACTGTCACCTACTTGGTGGTTGCTGGTGGCGGTGGCGGTGGTGGAAGGATTGCGTCAAATTCTTACGGCGGCGGTGGTGGCGGTGCTGGTGGTTATAGAACGGCATCTGGATTTGCAGTTACTGCCGGTACGCCGTTGACAGTTACTGTTGGCACAGGTGGCACGGGTACTGCGGGTGCAATTGGTACAGCCGGTTTAGATTCTGTATTTAGCACGATTACATCAACGGGCGGCGGCGCTGGTGCTTTGGGTTCATTGGCTGCTGGCGCTGGCGGCAATGGCGGCTCTGGTGGTGGTGGCACATTCTTGGTGGCGGCTGGCACTGGAGTTGCTGGTCAAGGCTTCAAAGGCGGCACAGACGCAACTGGCGCGGGAGGGGGAACGCCGGGAGGTGGTGGCGCATCTGCTCAAGGCGTTGATGGGTCAACGGCTAACGGCACTGCTGGTGGCGCGGGTTCAGCTTCTAGCATCACGGGCAGTTCTGTCACTTACGCTGGTGGCGGTGGTGGTGGCGGTTATGCGGCTGGCATTGGTGGCGCTGGCGGTTCTGGTATTGGTGGTGCTGGTGGCAGCGGGGGAATAGCTGGCAACAGCGCAAACCCAAATACTGGCGGCGGTGGTGGCGGTGCTGGTGGCAGTGGCGCTGGTATTGCATTGGCTGGGGGCAATGGCGGTTCTGGCATTGTGGTTATCAGTTACCCAAACACGTTTGCTGCTGCCGCATCTACCACTGGCGCTCCAACCATTACTGATGTTGGTGGCAATCGCATTTACACCTTTACCGGCTCTGGCTCAATAACTTTTTAAGATGACCCCGCACTTCAGTCTGGAAGAGTTCACCGCCAGCGACACGGCGGCGCGGCTAGGCATTGACAACGATCTGCCAATTGAATTGCGGGAAAACGCACTGAAGACGCTGGAAATGATGGAGCGAATCAGGTTCCACATTGACGCACCAATCACAATCACATCAGGATACCGCTGCGAGGCTCTAAACAAAGCTGTGGGCAGCAAACCAGGGTCAGACCATACATTGGCCTTCGCTGTTGACTTCAAGGCTCCTAGGGCCGGTACGCCATTCCAGATAGCTGCCAGCCTTGCGCCTGTTTTCAAGATCATTGGCATTGGTCAACTCATTCTAGAGTTTGGGACTTGGGTCCAGGTCAGAACTCGCATCCCCGACAAGGTTATCAACCGCATCATCACTATTGACAAGACCGAAACAAGGGCAGGCATATGGATCCCATAACAATCCTTCTCGGCATCGGCTCCAAGGTCATTGACAAGATCTGGCCGGATCCTGTGCAACGTGATGCTGCCAAGTTGGAACTGCTCAAACTACAGCAATCTGGCGAACTGGCTCAGTTGACTGCCGACACCAACCTGATGATCGAACAGATCAAAGTTAACCAGGCCGAGGCGCAGAACCCTAGTCTGTTTGTGAGTGGCTGGAGGCCAGGGGTAGGGTGGATATGCGTTGCTGCTTGCGGTTGGAACTGGATTGGCCTGCCGGTTGTCAAGCTGGCGCTGGAAATCTACGGCCATCCAATCAACCTAGCCCCGGCAGACCTTACTGAAATGCTGCCTGTGCTGATGGGTATGCTTGGGCTAGGTGGCCTCCGCACCATCGAAAAGCTACAGGGCCGCGCTGCGAAGTAGCTGCATTGCATCCCGCAAGTCTTGCCGCAGCTGCTCAAGAGCCTCCTGCTGCGCCTGAAGACGGATGTAGGCGTCCAGGGCAAACTTGTCCAACGTCTGACGCTCCCAGGCTGCAAAGTTAGGCAGATCGTTCAATCTGGTTCCTTATCCATTGTGGCCCACCCAACTGCATCAACTTGATGCGCTGGCTTTGCGTCAATTTTATGGTGTACATCACGGTTAGCTTTTCAACAGGCTGTTCCTTTCGCTGCTTGATTTCTTGCTCAATCCTCTCGAACTCATCGTCTTCAGTGATCATTTTTGCTCCTTAGTTTGGCTTCAATGGCTCGGGCAAATTCCATCAGTGGGCCGTCGTAATCAGCAGGGATAGTGCTTGGCATCATGTTCAGGATTTCGCTGGCGGATAGCTCTTTGCGCTGGGGTGGGGCGGGTGGAGTAACGACGATGGGTGTAGTCTTAGCCGCATTTCGCAAAAGTCGTAGCCCCGCTTAACGCACAACTCACATAGCTTTTTACACGCCACCGGCTCGGCTTGCTGCTTCATTACTTCTCTGTTAGTCATGGTTGCTCCTTTATGTTGTGGGCGGTTTCAATGGCTGCTTTCATTTCTTCAAACGTGGGTTGAAGCTCTCCGCATGACGCTGTATTGAGCGCAATCATTGCTTTATGCACTATCTCATCCGTCAGCGGCTTGCGCTGGGGTGGGGTTGAGGCAATTTCGTCCAAAGCCTCTGAGTAAGCCTCATAGTCCTCGTCATAAAGGTTGTTTCGCAAAAATCGACCA